GACTTGGAGAGTACAGACACAGAGGAGATACAAAGCTAAGAAGAATAAGAGATGAAGTATTTGCTAACGATGGTTATATGTTCAATCATTGATGGCAAAACTACTTGTATTCCACCTATTACATTTAATGAAAAATATAACGATGGTTATGATTGCATGGTTTCAGGTTATACAAAATCACATGATAAGATTGTTGAATTAGGTAGAGACGATGTTAATAAATATAATATCTATATAAAATTTGGATGCTATGAAGATCAATCTTACAAAGCCACAGTATCAAGTAAGCACATCAGATAAAAGATTTAGAGTTTTAATATCAGGTAGAAGATTTGGTAAAACATATCTTGCTATAACTGAGATGATGAAATACGCATCAAAGCCTAATCAAAGAATATGGTATGTTGCACCTACACTAAAGATGGCAAAGGATATTTGCTGGTCTAGTTTAAAAGAAGTTCTTAATCAGTTTAATTGGATAGAAGATATTAATGAAACAACACTTACAATAACTGTAAGAAAAACTAATAGTACAATATCTTTGAAATCTGCTGATATGCCTGATTCACTTAGAGGTACAGGTTTGAACTTCTTAATACTAGATGAGTTTGCTGACATAGATAAGAGAACTTGGTTTGAAGTTTTAAGGGCTAGTGTTAGTGATACACTCGGAGCAGTTTTAATGTGTGGGTCGCCAAAGGGATATGGTAATTGGAGTTATGAGATGTATCTAAAAGGTAAGCAAGACCCTGAGTGGGATAGTTTCCAATTTACTACATTAGATGGTGGTATGGTTTCTAAAGAAGAAATAGAACAAGCAAAACAAGACTTAGATCAAAGAACATTTAGACAAGAGTTTGAGGGTACATTTGAAAATTATGCTGGGTCAATCTATTATAACTTTCATCCTGTTGAGTCTGTTGTAGAAAAAGCAATAGACTATACAAAACCTTTACATATTGGGATGGATTTTAACGTGAATCCAATGTCATGTTGTGTGGCTCAAATAGAAAAAGATAAGATATACATTGTTGATGAGATAGTAATTTATTCAAGTAATACTGATGAAATGGTGCAAGAGATACGAGATAGGTATGGAACTAAGATGCACATAACAATCTATCCTGACCCAGCTTCAAGACAAAGGAAAACAAGTGCTGGTGGGAGAACTGATTTATCAATATTACAAAATGGTGGCTTCCATGTTAAAGTAAAAACAAGACATCCAGCAGTAAGAGATAGAATAAATGCTGTGAACTCTAAACTCAAAGATACCAATGGAAACAGACATATTTTTGTTTCCAAATCTTGCAAAACATTGATAAAAGGATTACAAAGACAAACGTACAAGGAAGATACAAATATTCCTAACAAAGAAGATGGATTTGACCATATGAATGATGCTTTAGGCTATATGATTGATTTTATAAAACCTTTAGTAGTTCAGATGCCAAGTTCAAGACCAACTAGATGGACAATGAAATAGATTATGGCATATTCACGAGACGAAGCATTTGAGACCCACAAAGACTACAAAGAAAATGTTAATCAATGGGAATATTACATAAGATCATTTAATGGTGGTTATGATTACACATTGGGTCAATACTTAAATAGATATAACTTAGAATTAGACAACGAGTACAATCAAAGACTTGGTAATACTCCATGTGATAACCATTGTAAAAACATTATACAAATTTACTCATCATTTCTATTTAGAGTAAAAGCTTCAAGAGATTTTGGTGCTATGGCTGATGAGCCTAGTTTAGAATCTTTCTTAAAAGACTCTGACTTAGATGGAAACCATTTTGACTCTGTTATGAAACAGGCTCAAAACTATGCTTCTATTTATGGACATTGTTTTTTAGTTTTAGATAAACCCAAAGTCACAACTAACACAAGAGCAGAAGAACTAGACCAAGACATAAGACCATACATATCAATATTAACACCTGAGAATGTTTTAGATTGGAATTTCAAAAGAGAAATAAATGGTAAATACACACTAGATTATCTTAAAGTAAGAGAAGAAGTAGATAAGGATGGGGGAACTTACTTTAGACTATGGTATCTTGATCGGATTGAAACTGTATATGCAAAATCAGACAGAGACGAGCCGACAGTAATAGATACTGCCGATAATCTGATTGGCAAGATACCAGCAGTTATCTTATACAATTCCAAATCGCACAAAAAGGGGATTGGTCAATCAGACCTTACTGACATAGCTGATTTGCAAAAAGCTATCTACAATGAGTTATCAGAAGTAGAACAGCTTATAAGATTAACAAATCATCCTAGTTTAGTTAAGACTCCATCGGTAAATGCTTCTGCTGGTGCTGGTGCTGTAATAGAAATGCCTGAAGAATTAGAGCCTAATTTAAAACCATATCTACTTCAACCATCAGGGCAAAACTTACAGGCTATCATGGAATCAATATCAAACAAAGTAAATGCTATTAATAGAATAGCACATACAGGAGCAGTAAGAACAACTAAACAAGCAGTATCTTCAGGAATAGCTTTACAAACAGAATTTGAATTACTTAATGCAAGACTATCAGAAAAAGCAGACAATCTACAAATAGCAGAAGAACAGATATTTAGATTATATGCACTATTTCAAAATGCTACATTTGATGGAGAAATAAACTATCCTGATTCATTTAACATTAGAGATTATGCTACTGATCTTATTTACTATCAACAAGCTAAGTCATTAAGTATTGGGTCTCCTACATTTATGAAAGAAGTAGATAAAGAGATTGCAAGAGCAGTAGTAGATGACAACGAAAAACTAAATGAGATATTTGAGGAAATAGACTCAGCTTCAGAAGTTGGTCAATTTACACAAGACGAAGTTCAACAAGAAACAGTAGATGAAGAAGAAATTTAATGAATGTCAGACTTAGTAAAAAGATTAACAAACTATCGAATCAAAGGCATTGAAAAAGCTGAGATAGAATATTACGAATCACTTACAAGAGCATTAGATAAAATAGAAGATCAGATTATAGCATTAGCAGATAAAGACTTACCAAGACAGGCTGGTAGGCTTATTGAACTACAAAGTGCAGTAGCCATAAGACCCAAGATCAAAGCAATACTTGATAAAGAATATTTACCATTTGCAGATAGAGTTGTTAGAAAAGGTTTTTCAGAACAAGCTAAAAGAGTTGAAAGACAATTTAAAACAATAGGTATAATACCACCTGAATTTCAAGAACTTACTAAGGGAGATTTAGCTTTAGTTAAAAATTTAAAGCAACAATATTACACACAGTTTAAAGACGTATCAAACAATTTTACAAGAATATTATCAGATAAAGTTTATCAAAACACATTAGTTGGAACAGAATTTACAGTATTAGAAAAAGAACTAAGAGAATCTATTAATGGAATATATGCCACTTCAAGAGACCCAGCAGTAAATAGATTAGTTAGTTATGTAAAAAGAAACAGAAATAACCCAAGACTTAAAGAAAGAGTAGATACAGCAATAAGACAATTACAAAGTAAGTATGCAAGAACTAGAACAGGGGAGAACATGAAAAGATATGCTGGTCAAATACTTAATGATTCTTTGCGAGACTTTGATGCTACTTTAAATTTTAATAAATCAAAAGATGCTGGACTTAAATTTGTTAAATACTATGGAGATGTAATACCTACAACAAGAGACTTATGTAGAAGAATGGTAAATGGTCAGCTTAACAAAAGAAAGAATGGTTTATTTACAATAGAAGAAATACAAGACATTTGGTCAAGTAGAAGTTGGTCAGGTAAAAAGGGTGGCAATCCAATGATAGTTAGAGGTGGTTATAATTGCAGACATCAATTTAGTTATGTCAATCCTGATTGGTATGAAGATGAT